TCAGGAGGCGCTACAAGCCTCCCAACCAGTGTAACGTTGTTAATCATCTACTTTCCTCCTGGGTTGTGCCACCAGACCATCAGGTCATCCTGATTGTCTCTGATATACTGCTCAAATCTCTCAAAGTGGGTGATGGCATGTTTTAAGCGCTGCATACCCTCTCCAGCTTTTGAGCAAAAACCGCAAACTTTAAAGACAGGCTCAATCTTTAAAAGCATAAACTGATACAGACTGTCCACATTATAGGCTTTCTCCTCTGCTAGATTGAAATCAAGGATAAACTCATCCCCTAAGTTATGGATAACTTGCAATCTCTTACCGTCTGAGTAGATGGATACGCTGTCAGATACTTTTCTAATTTCCACGACGTTTCACCGTCCCAACTTTCAAATTATCTTTGAGCTCTTCTTGCTGTAGAGGTTTAATCCAACCAAATTCTGGAACCCAATAATTTTTTTGATGTTCAAAACCAGCGTCAGACAAAGCCTTTTTAAATCGTTCTTTTTCCTCAATCGTTTTAAAAAATACAGTAAGTCCCATTTTTATGTTGTATTCATCTGAGCCGTTTTTAGCCCCTCTAAGAGCGTTCTGCTCATTTTGGGGGATTTGCCCACCGTCCAGGATTTCGCCAGCCTCTGGGTCAAATTTTGGGCTTTCCGTTGATTTTGGAGCTTGTTGCTGCTGTTTAGTTTGTTGAGCTGCTAAAAGCTCCTGACTTTCTCGCTCTGCTCGTTCTTGAGCCTGTCTGAGTTCTTCCTTTTGCTTTTCAAATTCATAGTCAGCTTTGATTTGCTCAAAGACCTCAGCAAGCGTCAAGTCTTTCAGTTGTCGGATGTAAGGTGAGTCAGTCATGCCGTACTCAGCACATAACCCTGAAATAGCTGACTTAGCCTTTTCAAATTCTTGCTGTTTCTGAAACTCAAATGTGACCATGTCATCAAGTGACTTCATAGTGGCTTTTTTAAGTGTCACGCCGTCAGCCATGACATCGCCAGCCTTGACATACTCAAGGGCCTTTTCATCAAAGAGACGAGGATCCAGCATGTACTCAGCTGATTTGTTGGCTAGATAGCCTTTGACTGTGTCAATTCTGACAGCCTTTTGATGTTCTTCAAACTCTTTTACATCACTAGCAATTTTAGTAATGATGTCTTTTAAGGGTTGGATGGCATTCTTGATATACTTGTCAAATTCGTCAGCTGGTTCAGATAAGACTTTCTTATTTCTGATCCGTTCATCAGAGACCTGCTTGTCTAGTTTGCGTAGATCGGCCAGTGTCTGCTTGTCATCCTTGATGGTTGCAGCTGTTACCGTGTAATTTTGGTACTTGGCCACAACATCATTGATATTCTGCTCAAATTTCTCACGGTCAATGATTTCAACCTGTGCCTGTGTTACTTTAACTTGTAATTCTTGCATGTTGTCCTCCTAGTATTCTAGTTCACCGTCTAGTAGTTCGCCCTGGATTGGCTCCTCAGTTTGAGCAGGTTCAGGATCTGCATGATTTGCCTTCTGCTCCTTGTTGAATTGCTCAATCTCAGTCATCTTGCGTGCTACAACATCCTCACGGCTTTCTTGAGGAGTGACGTCTTTAGGTGTGTTATCCAGCTGAATTTCATCAGCCTCATAGCTCGCTCCAAGCTCAGCAGGGAACGCCTCACGGTAAGCTGACACTAGAGCTACTTTCCGTATCATGACACAAGGCATAGTATCCCAGTTATTCTCACCTATTGGCTTGCCGTATGAGTTCATCACTGGATAAGTAACATCTTTCCCCTGTTGTGTCAGTTCCTTAACTCTTGCACGTATTTTAGAATTGTCATACTCCTCAAAAGATACTTCTGTTTCCGTTGGGTAAGTACGGTCTTTGCGGTACACCTTGGCCCAACCGCCAAGAATTTCAGCACCTTTAGGAATAAATGCTCCTTTTGAGTATTTAATTTCACCGTCCAACAGATAGATTACGCCTGCCTCTTTACCATCAAATTGTGGATGACTATCTGCTTTCTTTTCAAAAGCTGATTTGGCAGTGACTATCTGGGCTGGCTGAGTGCCATACTTGATAAAATAAATTTCTTTTGTAAATGGATTGAGGTTTTGGGCTTTGGCTTGAGCTATAAAATAGGCAAGCTCCTCATCACTAGCTTTTCCTTGCGGGTCAAGATACTTCCTGATAATACCGCTATTAAGTAGCTGAGGGTTAGTCAGAAAGTCCCCTTTTGCTTCTACAAGTTGATTGTTTGTCATTTTCTTCTTCCTTTCGTTTTCTTAAGATTCCAATTCTCACGCTTCAAGCGTCTATTTTTGTTTTGCAATTTTAAAATAATATCTTGTTGGTCGTTGATAATCTGCCCGAGTTCTCGGCCAAGATGGATATAGTCAGACCGCCAATTGTCGATTTCTTCGTGTAGCTCCTGAATCATATTTCATCACCTACATATCGATACTGACCGCATCCAATATACACATACTCTCTTGGGTCGCGTTCTTCCCTGGGTTCGGGCGGTTGCATTATGTCTCTGTCGTAATCAAACATGAGCATACACCTTCCCTAGTTCCAGGACTCGCTTCACATATCGAACTTTAGATGTCAAACCGAGATCCAGCAATTCGTTTTTTTCTTCATTGTTGGCCAAAAGCCACACACGGTTTTCAAGTTCAATTCTGTTCATCTTCCTGCTCCACCTCTTCAATTTTCACTTCGCTATTTAGACGCTTCATCGCTTCATCTACCGACTTGCCGTCCAGGACGTCCTTGAGCACGTGGCTTACATCGTGCATTGTTTGAGCCTTCGCCTTGCTTCTTTCAGTCTCTGGCATCAAGCCCATATCTTGTAGAGCTAGAAACGCAAGGCTGAAAGCGTGCATTTCTTTCTGCAGTTGTTTGATTTTTTTGATTGCTTTTAGTGCTTTAAACATATTGTTCTCCTTTTTTATTTATTCTCCAACTTTCCAAATTCGACAGCGGGATTCCACTCCAGAAGAAGTCTTGTCTTGAAATTCCCAGTCATTTCCATAAACTCCCGCAGCTTCGTATGAAGCTGATTTCAAATAAGCAATAGCTTCTTCCTTAGTCTCGAAAACAGTAGCCGAATAATCTTGCTTGCCAATTGGCAAAAAGTCACGTCCAATCATACTGAAATCCTCGTTTCCAGTTTCAGTATTCTTGACATGGATCGATATAATGTACATCTACATTTCTCCTTGCAGTCTAGCCTTAATGTCAAAATTTTCTTTGTACTTGTAAGCAGCAAGCTCCTGCTTCAAATTGTAGTTTTCTTGCTCGAAAGCAAAGCGACGTTTGCGCTCTTCGAGAAGATCCTCGTTAAGCTCGACTGCGACCTCTCTCCAGTCAAGACTCACTTCATTGATGAGTCCTTCAAGTCTGAGTTTTAACTTGGTAAGTAATTTCATTAAGCTACACCCTCCTCATTAGACTGCTTGTTCATGCCTACAATAATGTCATAGTACGAATGACCGGCAGGTATGACATATCCTGTCAGATCGTCAACTTGAGAACCATCTGCCATGATGTTTACAATCCGTGGCTCCCATTCCTTTTTTACTTTTTTCATGATATAATTACCTCGTAAAGTATTTTGCTTAGTCCCTCAATGGAATTGCCGTTCCAGAGGGGCTTTTTTGTTATTCTCCTATCTGCTATAATAAAGCTAGAAAGGAGGTGATGTTATGCATGACCTAGTTATCAAGATGATTCTTGATGAGTACGGTATTGATAACTCTGAAAATTTGTCTAAAGCACTCGCCAAAGTCCTAGATGAATTTTCAAGAGATAGCCGTGTAGCTAGCAATCTGTCTAAGTCTATCAATGAGCAGAATAGACTTACAGATAGAATGCACGGGGTTATTCGATAATCCCCATCATCCTCAGAGCGTGTTTGCGAAAGGCATTGGTTTCACTGTCATCCAGTGTTATGTCTTTTGACAAATTACGCTCTTTTTCGTTCAGTTGGTAGTTGTAAAGGCTGTTTAGCTCTTCCTATCCTTTTCGAGTAAAAGCCTGTCTCAAGCCAATATAGCGTTCGATGATGGGCAGAGAAGCGTTACGGACGATTGCTCTCTCAACACTAGATAGCGCTCCCTCAAAAACCTGCAGCCTCTGCTCAGATTTTTCCTTCTCATTTTGAGTTTTGACAAGAAAGTCTGAATAAGCTTGCTCAAGCTCTTCTAAAGCTTGAGGATCCACAACCACGCCATTAGTTTCAATAATATCTGGTGTAAAATCAATAGTGATTTTTGGTTTTCCGTTCGCAGGCATTTCTAGTCTGAAGCCAGTGACCCCACGGCCTAATTCCCAGTCATTGATTTTTACTGAATAACCTGAAGAATTAAGAGATTGACCCTCAGTAGGTTCTTGCTTGGGTTTAATACTTAGTTTTAATTGCTTCATGAGTACTCCTTTCCCATTTTTGCAAAGTCCTAAAATTGAAATTTCTCTCTTTTATTTATTAAGAGAAGTAGGACTTGTTGTTAATTAGTATTTATTGTTATTTAATACTTGTTGTTAATTAGTATTTATTAGTGCCTTATTTTACTGATTTGTAAAATACAGATTTGTAAAATACAGATTTGTAAAATAAGGAAATGTAACTGCTAATCTGTGGATAACTTTTGCAAAGCCTCCTCTAATCTCTGTAGCATAATTTCAAATTGAAAATCGGTAATTTTAACATCTGAGAAGAACCGAAAGACCTGAACCCCTTTTCCTCGTCCGAGACTTTTTTTAAAACTTCTGAGATAACCGGCCTTCTCTATCTTCTTGAAATGTCTATCTACCATATCCCGACTTACACCTTTTCTTTTAGCTATCTCCTCTGGATAGACTTGCCAGTTGGGGTGATTAGCTAAAATAACCATCATAATACCAACGGCTGTAAAATCCAGCGCAGGATCATTGATAAAGCTATTACTAACAGCAGTATAATTTTCAGTCGCATTTTTGAAAGATAAATTGACAATCTAAATTTTTAAAGTCTGTCATACGGTCTCCTTTCTATTTCTAATCTCCTTTTCTGCTATAATTGCTATAATAAAGCTAGAAAGGAGGTGATGTTATGCATGATTATCAATTAGAAACTTCTCTGATTGTCCTTGGCAAAGAGTACGAAAGAGCCAAGAAAGACGGAAAAGAAAGCTTCAGTATACATGTATCGTTTTTTGATGGCTTAGATACTAATTACCATCTTCAAGAGTTTGCAAGGCAATATCCCGTAAGGATTGTCCGTTCGAAGCCTTACCAAATAACTTTTCTAATAAAGTAATATCATTTAGAGGGAAGGGATTGTTTTCAACTCTATCGTTAAATGTTAAAACAACTTCACAATTCCCTTGAAAATGATTGATAAATTCCACTCTCTCTACTCCGTCGAGAAACATCCCATCGAGGAATACAGCAGGGTGGTTTCTTCTTGCTGTCAATAGCACATCGTGATCTGATGTTTTTACTGACACAGTTCTGTTAGTTGCCATTTACCCTCGTCTCACTTTCTATCGTCCTAAGTTCATTCATATTTACCCCTTTCTGTTCAAGAAGCTTGAACACCGTTTGCAAAAAAATATGCTGGGATATCATTTAGGTCAAGATCCAGTAATTCTATAGCCCGCTCCATCTCTTCGTCTCTCCAACCGACCTTATTATTAAGTTTGAGTGATAGAGAACGTTCAGATAAACCTAAAGCTATAGAGAAGTTATATTGTGTACCATATTTCTCAACGATTTTCCCTGACAACTTTGAAAAATCTTTAGTCATTGCATTTCCTCCTGTTTATCTTTTGCTCAAATATTTTGAACAAATTCATTCTAACCCATCTTTTAACCTTTGTCAAGAAAAAAATTCAAGTT